ACATGATCAACAACTTGAAGATGTACAAGATATTGTACAGGAACAGGATAATACACAGGATAATGTACAAGATATTGTACAACAAGAACCTGAATTAGATGAACAACAAGTTCTTACATATATTGGAAAAAGATATAATAAGCAGATAAACTCATTAGATGAGTTGACAGCTGAAAGACAAGAGGCTGAGCCTTTGCCTGAAGATGTTGCTGCTTATATGAAATACAAAAAAGAAACAGGAAGAGGTTTTGACGATTTCGTTAATCTTAAAAAAGATTACGATTCTATGGACCCTGAGAGTTTACTTAAAAATTATTTATCAGCAACTCAAGAAGGACTTGATGCTGATGACATTGACTCTTTAATGGATGACTATCGATATGACGAAGATATTGATGATGAATCACACATTAAAAGAGTTAAGATTTCGACAAAAAAGGCTGTTGCTGAAGCAAAGAAGTTTTTTAATAATCAAAAAGAAAAATACAAAGTGCCACTTGAGTCAAGTGTACCACTTGTTTCTGACGATGAAAAAGAAGCTTACGAGAGCTATAAGCAATATACTAAGCAATCGAAGACTATTGAAGAGGAGAATGAAAGAAAACGTAATTGGTTTAACCAAAAAACAGATGAGGTATTTAACGGAGAGTTCAAAGGTTTTGATTTCAATGTTAATGATAAACGAATCACTTTCAATCCCGGAGATGCCAATGAATTAAAGAAAGCTCAAGCTACACCTGTAAACTTTATTAATAAGTTTTTAGATGAGCAAGGTTTAATTAAGGATGCGGCAGGTTATCATAAGTCTTTAGCAATTGCTATGAATCCTGATAAGTTTGCAAGGTTCTTTTATGAACAAGGGCAAGCTGATGCAACTGAAGGTACTATGAAGAATATTAAAAACATTAATATGTCTGAGCGTAGAGCGCCTGAGGTTACAAAATCAACGGATGGAATGCAGGTAAAAGCGGTAAACCCTGATTCAGGTAAAAGTCTTAAAATCCGTAGTATAAAAAGATTGTAAAATTTAAAACAAAAACAAAATGGCAAGTGCATTATTAAACACGCCTACTTTTCAATTACAACCGGCAGCGGAGCAAGTAGCGTTATCGACAAACTATATTACTAACTTCAACTTCTTGAATCAGTATCTTCCTGATACTTACGAAAAAGAATTTGAGCGTTATGGTAATAGAACCATCGCATCATTCTTAAGAATGGTAGGTGCTGAGATGCCTTCTAACTCTGACCAAATCAAATGGGCAGAACAAGGTCGTCTTCACATTAAGTATACACTTTGTACCTCAGCAGCAGCTGCAGGTTCAGCAACAGCAACTTTCACAGTAGCTGACGCGGGTGTTACTTACATTGCAATTAGAGTAAATCAAACTGTAATGATTCAAAACAACTCAACAGGAGTTTTCAACAAAGCAATCGTAACTGCAGTTCCTACAGCAACTACTTTCACAGTAGCTTTTTATGAAGCAGCAGGACAAGCATTTGCTATTTCTACAAACTGTACTGTATTCATTTACGGTTCTGAGTTTAAAAAAGGAACTAACGGAATGGTTGGTTCTTTGGAAGCAGAAGATGAAATCTTCTCTAACAAGCCTATTATCTTAAAAGATAAATATGCAGTTAATGGTTCAGACATGGCTCAAATTGGATGGGTTGAAGTTACTACTGAAAATGGTGCTACAGGTTACTTGTGGTATTTGAAATCAGAGCACGAAACTCGTTTACGTTTTGAAGATTACATCGAAACTTCAATGATCGAAGCAGTTCCTGCCGCTACCGGTTCAGGTGCTTCTACTTACCTTGGTGGTACAGGTCAGGGTGGTTCTGAAGGTGTTTTCTATGTTGTAAACAACAGAGGAAATGTTTGGGGTGGTGGTACACCAACTTCTTTAGTTGATTGGGATTCAATCGTTTCTCGTTTGGACAAACAAGGAGCTATAGAAGAAAACGTAGTATTTGTTAACCGTGGATTGTCTTTTGACATTGACAATATGTTAGCTACATTGAATGGATTTAACGGAGTAAATGCTGCAGGTGCTGCATCTTACGGTTTATTCGACAATGATGTTGATATGGCGTTAAACTTAGGTTTCACAGGATTCCGTAGAGGTTATGATTTCTACAAATCTGATTGGAAATATTTGAACGATCCTACTATGAGAGGTGGATTGAACAGTACTGCTGCTACAGCAACAGGTACAGTAACAGGTTTATTAGTTCCTGCAGGTTCTACTTCAGTGTATGACCAAATCATGGGTAAAAATGCTAAGAGACCATTCTTACACGTACGTTACAGAGCTTCAGAAGCTGAAGACAGAAGATACAAAACTTGGATTACAGGTTCTGCCGGTGGTGCTGCTACTAGCGACTTGGATGCAATGGAGGTAAACTTCTTATCTGAAAGATGTGTATGTACTCTTGGAGCAAACAACTTTGTATTATTCCGTTTCGGTTAATATATAGTAAAATGGGTGCGGTGTAAACCACCGCATCCTTTTTTTTAAAACTTTAAATCAAATTAAATTATTATAAAATGGCAACAACACCTTCAGTAGACAAAGTCTACAAATTAACATCAGGAACTCCGCTTTCCTATAGTTTAGCATCAAGAAATCATCCACGGTTTCCCTTAATGTGGTATGATGAAAAAAAGAATGAAAACAGAGCCCTTAGATATGCAATAAACCAAAAGTCTCCCTTTGAGGATGAACAAGATGGTAATGCTATTATTGAACCAATTATTTTCGAGGATGGTTTTTTAACTGTTCCAAGAACAAACCCTTCATTGCAATCTTTTCTGCACTATCATCCATTAAATGGGAAAACATTTGTAGAGGTAGATGAGGAAAAAGAAGCAAGTTATGAGGTTGAAGATTTAGACCTTCAAATTGATGCAATGGTTGAAGCTAGAAAACTTTCTCTTGATCAACTTGAAACTCTTACAAGAGTTATGTTTGGTAAAGACCCTTCTACAATTTCAACGGCAGAATTAAAAAGAGATATTTTAGTGTTTGCTAAAAATGATCCAAGTGGATTCTTGGCTACATTGAATGACCCTGAGTTGCAATTTCAAGCAAAAATCAGAAGATTCTTTGAAGAGAAATTATTAGCATTACGCAACAACAATAAAGAGATATGGTTTAATACGCCTACTAACAAAAAGAAAATGGTTTCAGTACCATTTGGAGAAGATCCTAATGATGTGGCAGCGCACTTCTTATCAAGCGACGATGGCATAGATTCATTAAAAATGTTGGAGGCAAATTTACCACAGTAAAATAAAATTATTACTTTTTTATTAAGAAAAGAGGATGCGTATTGTGTCCTCTTTTTTTTATGTATATTTGTAAAAAAGATTTAAAATGATAAACGAAGTTAGAAATGCAGTATTATCCATAGCGAATAAAAACAACTACGGATATATTTCTCCATCAGACTTCAATTTGTTTGCTGCAAATGCACAAATGGAAATCTATGAAGAATACTATAGCAGTTATAATAAAGTTATAAGTGCTGAAAATGCACGTACATCAGGTACTGATTATGCTGATGTTGAGAGCCCTATAGCTGAAACATTAGAAACTTTTTTAGTTACAGATTTCTTATATAATATTGGAGGAAACATATTCTCTGTTCCTACTCTTACAACCGTTGGAAATAATGCTTACTATATTTTAAAAGTTTTATGTCATTCAACGCTTTTAGCTTCAGGTGCTAATACATCTATAGTAATAAATGGACTTACCGATTCTAATGCTACGTTTGTTGCAGATGGTGTTGTAACAGATTGCGTTGTTACTAATTTATCCACAGGTAAAGTAGCTACAGTTGTTAGTGTTATTTCTGATACTTATTTAATTTTAAGTAAAGATATATTTCTTGCATCAGGTGATGATTATAAGATATTTTCTGCTAAAGTAAAAGAGTCTGATAAGGTAAGTGTTGGTAAAATAACTATGTTAAACTCTTCAAACCTAACATCTCCAAATGACCTTTTCCCTTCATATACACTTGAAGGTCAAACTATTAAAGTATACCCTAACACTATTGATACATTAGGTCAAGTTCAAGCAGTTTATTTTAGATACCCTAAAGTTCCTAAATGGACATACGTTAATTTATTAAATGGCGAACCTTCATTTGACCAAACACAATCTGATTATCAAGACTTTGAGCTACCAAACGAAGATGGATACAAATTGGTAACAAAAATACTTGAGTATTGTGGTATGAGCATTAGAGAGACAGAGCTTACTCAATTTGGTATGGCTCAACAACAACATGAGCAACCGACATTTAGTATGCAACAATAATAATAAAAAAATATGGCATATTTATCTCAATTTGAATATTACGAAAATAATGGAAATACACCTCAAGATGCAAATTGGGGTTCATATCAATATGTAAAATTAGAAGATATAGTGAATAACTTCTTGTTAATGCATACAGGAAACCACTCATTGATAAACAATGAAGAAAGATATAAAATAATCTTCCATGCAAAACGAGCTATACAGGAGCTTAATTACGATGCGTTTAAGGAAATCAAGATATTAGAATTAAGCGTAGCTGATTCATTAAGATATGTACTTCCATCAGATTATGTAAATTGGGTTCGTATATCATTATATAAAGATGGTTGGTTGAGACCATTAACTGAGAATATACAAGCTATTTCGTCTAATGCATATTTGCAAGATCAACAAGGGAATATTTTATTTGACCAAAATGGTAATATCCTTAGACCGCAATATTCTGATATTGACTACGATAGAATAAAAGGTTCTAAGAAAAGTATCTATTTAAATCAAGGCAATCAATTTAACGGTCAAGAAGGTTGGTATTTTGAAGGAATGTGGTATTTTAGCTATGGCATAGGAGCGGCTTACGGTTTGAATACTGAGACAGCTAATTTCAATCCTACATTTAAAATAGATAAGAAAGCAGGAGTTATAAATTTTGACTCTAGCATGGCGGGAGAGCTATGTATTCTTGAGTATGTTTCAGATGGTATGGAAGGAGGAGATAATTCTCTTATTACAGTTAACAAGTTATTTGAACAATATATCTATGCGGCTATAAAATATGAGATATTAAATTCTAAATTTAATGTTCAACAATATGTTATAGAAAGAGCAAAGAAAGATAAGTCAGCTTTATTAAGAAACGCAAAAATAAGAATTAGTAATATTCATCCGGGAAGACTCTTAATGAATTTAAGAGGAATGGATAAAGTAATTAAATAATATGGCAAATTTCTCAAGAAATTTTTTAGCAGGTAGAATGAATAAAGTCGTTGACCAACGTGTTCTTCCTGATGGCGAGTATGTTGATGCT